AGCCTGAACCCGAGCCTGAACCCGAGCCGGAACCCGAGCCGGAACCGGAACCTGAGCCGAAGCCCAAGCCAAAGCCGAAGCCGAAGCCAAAGCCTGAACCTGAGCCGGAACCCGAGCCTGAACCTGAGCCGGAACCCGAGCCTGAACCTGAGCCGGAACCCGAGCCTGAACCCGAGCCTGAACCCGAGCCGAAGCCCAAGCCGAAGCCCAAGCCGAAGCCCAAGCCGAAGCCCAAGCCTGAGCCGAAGCCTGAGCCGAAGCCTGAGCCAAAAGCCAGAACCGTGCGCGACGACTGGAAAAAAAATGTCAACCAAGGAATTGCCGCTAAAAATCAGAATGGTCCGGGTGGCGACGCAAAAGAAAGAGTCGTTCACGACGGCAAAAATCTGATTATTACCAAGAGCAAGGATCCGGTAACGGGACAAGACGTTTACGGTTTTTATGCGATCCCAAACAGTTTGGATGATTTGGACAGTGAATCTGGCGGAAAGCCTCAGCCGTTTAAAAATCCGCTATATGTCAAGGTTCCTAAAAATTCTTCTATTGCCGACGTTGCTCGATTGGCCCAAAACTTCGTAAACGACGACGAGGACATAAGGTTCGAATCGGCTAAAGAAATTGACGATTTGGCAAATGATCGCGTTCCCGACAATGACAGCGGTGGGGTTCCAAATGTGCCCGCAACCCCGGAGCCTGAACCGAAGCCGAAGCCGAAGCCGAAGCCAAACCCCGAGCCCGAGCCTGAGCCAAACCCCGAGCCTGAGTCTAGTGAAAAGCCTAAAACCCCGACTAAGCCCGAAGACGTTAATCCAAGGTCAGCGCGCGGTAGAACTTTGAAAAAAATTAAAGAAAGCAAAGAATATTATGATGCTTTAGAAAAAACGATAAAAGAAGACGACGGCATTACCGTGCGACGCATCAACCAAATTCTTAAAAAAATTAAGAACGACATGGAGTCGCCAAAGCCCGAAGGTGACGTTCCCCAAGAACAAGTTGATGACGAAGAAATGTCTCGCGAATGGGACAAGTTCCATTTAGAGACGCTTGAGAAGTTTGAGAAATTAGCGGAAGAGCGGCGCTCTCCTCGCAGTCGCCGCTCCCCTGAATCTGACGATTCGTCACGTGGAAGAGACGAAAGAATTGAAGAGCAAATTCAAAATCAGTTAGAAGAAACTGAACCGACCGAAGTTATTGAACCGGCAGAAATTGCCGCTGAAGTGACCGAAGATACCCGCAAGCGTCTTCAGGAAACGCGAAAAGAGTATGAAGATACTTTGAAAGAAATTGAAAAACAAAGTGTTGCGCTGCTTCGGAGAAGGATCAAAAATATTAAGCGAGATTATGTTGATCCCGGATTTGCTGCAGAAAGTAACCCTGATTTGACACCTCAGGAAAGGGCGGACGCTAAAGCACGCGCTGATTTCGGGCGAGAGTTTCTTGAAAGGTTTGAGGAAGCCCTAGAGGATCGTTTGGATAGAGGTTGATCGTCAAGATGTCTTCCAAGACCGATGAAAAGTTTGAGTCACTTATCAGAACTGCTAAAAAAGTAAAGAAGCGGCGGTCTCGTCGTGGAACAGGCAAAAAACCCCCTGCCGGTTATCAAAGACTCATTGAACGTGGGGTAATGGGCATAGAAACGCTGCCCGGGGGAGGGCTGGTGTCTGCCCCAGCGTCCGTTAAGGCTCGTCGTGGGGCGCGTTCCGATCGTTTGGCTGCGACACCGGCCCGTCCGCAGGATAGGGTTTTTGGTTCGAGGCGCAATAGCCGTCAGACGGCTGCTTCCATTGGATCTGCTGCAAAAATTGAAATTAGTGCAGCGACGCTTGAGGCTTTAAAAACAAAATTAAGAGCGCATAATTCGGCTTATGGTGCTGGGAAAAGAACAAGTTTGGGTGCGTTGAAGGCTGTTTATAGGCGTGGTGCTGGTGCTTTTAGTGTGAGTCATAGACCGGGTATGACCCGTGGTCAGTGGGCAATGGGGCGGGTAAACGCTTTTCTTGAAATGTTACGCAAGGGCAAGCCTAAAAATTCGCGTTACGTTAATGACAACGATCTTTTGCCAAGAAATCATCCTTGGAGAAGCAAAGGTAAAGAATTGCTTGATTCCGAATTTGAAGCAAAAGGAAATGTTCGAAAAGGTAGGGGTTTTAACAGTAAAGTCGGTGTTCGTAGATTGCGAATCTACACATAGATGCGCTCGTTGAATGCCGTTTTAAGTTACTGTCAAGTGATGGAAAGTAAAATGAAACTTTCCTGAATAGTTGCATAACTTTTTCTGCTACGTCTTGTAACTTAAACTTAGACAAGCGGTTGGGTGCTCACCTAAACCTCGGGTCACTCAAGCAAACATCCACTCAAAAACACGAGGTAAAAAAAGAAATGTCGTTTGACGAGAGTCGCCTGCGGGAACTTCAGGGTGCCCTGCGCGCGAAGATGGCAGAAAACAAGGAGATCGCTGACTCCTTCCGAATTGAGGATGGCACCGTCATCGTCTCAACGGAGCAGAAGTCAGCGTTCGACTCCAACATGCGTGACATCAAGGAGATCAAGAGCCTGATTGAGGGTCTTGAGAGCCTGCAGGGTGTTGAGGCTTGGGGCAACCAGCCCACCGAGGATTCCATCGCTCAGGCTGTTGCAGCCGGTGCGGCTTCCTACGGCGCTGGCGTCAAGAGCCTTGGCTCTTTGTTCCTTGCGTCACCTGAGTTCAAGGCCCTTAACGCTGGCCGCAACGGCGCCAACATGCCTAGCCCGTTCGTTCTCAACCGAGGCGATCTTGGCAGCCTGTGGGCACAGAAGGACGTCTTCTCGGCCATGCCGACCGGCAACCCCGGTGAGTTCGGTGTGATCGAGCGTGATCCGATTGTTGTCCCCCCGATGCGGACCCGCCGAGTGCGTGACCTCTTCCCGACCCGTACCACGACCGCCGCGGTGGTTGAGTACTTCCAGATGAGCGGGTTCACCACCCCCGGCACGTCGGCTGTCAACGCCGCCTCGTCGGTGGCGGAGCGCTCGGGCGGCGCCTTCGGCCTCAAGCCGCAGTCGTCGTTCCAGTTCATCGGCCAGCAGGCTCCGGTCCGGACCCTCGCTCACTGGGAAGCCGCTCACCGGAACGTTCTCGCTGACGAGCCGCAGTTGCGGTCGATCATCGACAACGAACTCCTGTACGGGCTTCGCCTTCAGGAAGACGCCCAGATCCTTAAGGGTGACGGGCTTGGCGAGAACCTTCTCGGCATCCTGAACACCCCGGGCATCCAGCCGTACTCGTGGAGCGACGGCGCCACGGATCCGGTTCCGGACACCAAGGCGGATGCAATCCGTCGTGCGGCCACGCTGGCGTTCCTCGCCTACTACGAGCCGACCGGTGTCGTTCTTCACCCGAACGACTGGGAAGACATCGAACTGACCAAGAACACGCAGGGCACCTACCTTATGGCAGTGTCGATGCAGGTTGGTTCGGAGGCCCGGATCTGGCGTATGCCGGTTGTGGACACCCCCGCCATTGACGAGGGTACCGCTCTGGTTGGTGCTTTCGGCACCGGCGCCCAGATCTACGATCGGGAGCAGGCCAGCATCCGCATCAGCGAGCAGCACGCAGACTTCTTCGTCCGCAACGCTATCGTGATCCTTGCGGAGCAGCGTCTTGCCCTTGCGGTGAAGCGTCCGGAGTCGTTCGTCAAGATTGACTTCGACGCCGAGCCTTCCTGATTCCAGTAGAAATCAGTAGTACGGGAGACCCCCTCGCTTCGGCGGGGGGGTTTTTCGTATGAAAGGTTTTCAATGCCTGTCGGCCATCACTACGCACTTGTTTTAGAATTGCGTCCCATGGACTCTATGTATACGTGTGTGCCATGCGAGTGTTATTGGGTTAACGAACCAACATGTTTTGTTTGTGGTGTTTCCGGGACACTAGTTGTTGGAAAATCAGATGCTGCTGGGTTTAAGGAGCATCGACGCTTCAATCAAGAAGTTTTGAACCTCAATGGCACTGATGGACGGGTCGTCAGCCCAAGTATCCGGTTCAGGTCGCAAGGCATCTAAAACATCTATTGCTGCAAAAAACACTGCTTCGTTTGCCGCAGGGATCTCAATATCAAGAATACTGACAGAGGACAGAAGGTTTTGAGGTTTTGCTCCTGCTGCGATGGCCAGTGCGGCAATAAGGTCTACTGCACCGTTGTGGGGGTCGACTCGAAGACCTTTTGCCAATCCACGCTGCTTTATGATGTTTGCAGTTTTTTCTAAAAGTTTGGGGACGCCAAGTTTGCGGTACTCACTGAAACTCATCGTTTTCAATTTCGGCAAGTATTTCTTTTACTAGATCAGGGTTTTCCGCAATCATTGTTTTTGCTTGACGCTCAAAGCATGCAGCGCAACGAGGTGGCTGCACTGGTGCGGTTGGATCAATAATGTCATAAACAACTTTTTCGGAATGGCAGTGGAAACAGTATCCATGATCAACTTTTTCCACCCAACCCAAAGCGCAAGCCTGATCTAGGGCTACTTCAATTTCTTGCGGACCGATTTCGTTGCTAAAAAAATTCATTTGTTACCTTAACTCCTTTTTAAAGACTGACGCAAATACTTTCAATTTTCAGTCATCGCTGAAATTTGTGAACCTGACAGCAAACTGCCATGGCGCCGTTTGGACTGTTGGCCAAACAAGTTTCTTAACAATTTCGTCTTTCCAGCCGTTCTTGTAGTGGGGCATCTTTTCCGAAAGAATTTCAACGTTTTCAAAGCCCAAAGTTTCAAGGATGGAAACCACACGTTGCTCATGGCAGTTCCAATGATGAGTTGCCCCATCCCACCATTCTTGGCCACGTCCGGGCTGAAGATTGATGTCTTGATGCTCCATCACAGATTCAACCATCCACCAAGGCTCATTTCCTTGACTCCACCGTTGAATGGTTTTGTAAACGTCTGGGCCGATCACCATCATTGGGGCAGACGGCTTTGCTATGCGTGACATGTCGTTTAGGAAGTTGGGAACTTCGAACCAATCGATGTGTTCCAAAACGTGACCCATGAAAATTGCGTCAAAAGTATTGTCGTCGAATGGGTACGGTGCCCCGGGCTCAACCCTGAAGTCGGGCTTAGTTGTGTCGCTTTCCCAAACATCCGTATTGACCCATCCTTTCGCATAGTGAGTGCCACATCCAGCATTTAGAAGCATCACGACTAAACCGTCCTATCATTTTGTTGGAGGGAGCGACTCGTATCCTCAACGGGGAAGTACCAGCCGTCTTTGTGCTGAATCGCCGGAGGCATATCTTGACGATGATTAATGCCAGAGTAGTGGGCAATCAGTGAGCGACGCTCCATTCCCGGAACATTCGGAACCGATCCACGGTGAAGAATTCTTCCGTGCCAAAGAAGGACGTCACCTCTTTGGGGTAGATGGGAAGTTACTTCAGCGTTTCGGCTGATGATTTCCTGTTCGAATAGGGGTGTGAGTACGCGTTCCGAGTGCGTGGGCCAGCGATGGTCTCGTTCATGGGGTTCGAGTGCGTTAAGAATTTTTTCTTGGGTGACTTGCGGCCATTTGTGCGATCCGGGGACGTATTGAAACGGTCCAGAGTCGGGGTGAATTGTGTCAAGGGCTAGCCATACCGCAATGTAATAATCTCCCACGTGTGGTGGATTCAGATAGGAATCTTGATGCCAGTTTCGAGTCGTTGAGTTCCAGCCTGTCAGGTTGAGGTGAACTCCGACTGGCTCCCCAATCAGTTTTTCCATTTCTTCGTGGAGGGGGCCGTAAGAAAGAATGTCAAGAAGTTCTGGCTCGTCCCTGTAGGGGGTGCAGTAATCCCAACCCATGGGGCGAACCATTGTGAAGTTTGACCTGTCGCCCGTTGCGTTTGCCCTGATCCAGCAGTCTTCATAGGCGGCCATGAGGTCTTCTGGCATAAAGTCTGGAAGTAGAACTACCCCAATTTCATTCCAGTCGCTGGCTTCGTTGCCCTTGTAGGGAACGGTCAAATCTTTTAGTTCCATGTTTGCCATTCTAGGTCATTCATTTGGGCTACAAACCCAGTGTTTACGGTATTTAAAGTATGATTGAGATATGCCAGAAATCGGTGACGAGACTGAAGAAATTGCGCAAAATGTCAAGATTATTGGCAAGCCGATGAGCGCCATTCGTCGTCTGTTAAAAAATCCGAAACGGCGCTCGGGACCTAAAAAGCCTAAAGACGGTGATGGTGATGGGTTCTACTCGCTTTTTCCGGGGGCGCCGGATGAAACTCCGGTACCGCCGGAAAGTGACTTGGCTGAACCGTCTAGTGTTGCTATGGCGATCGAACGAGGAAATCTTTCGTATCGCCCCGTTTGGTCGAGATTCGCCACCAACGAACCACCTGACCCGAGGCATGAGGAGGCATTAGGTAAAAGGGGATCGGAAGTATCTACCCTTTTGAGGGACCTTCCGGACAACGCTCAAAAAAATATTATTTCCGGAGGACATCCGGCTGATAAAAGCCTTGAAAATGTAAGAAATGCCCGGAATTTTGTTTACGCAAAGTACGGTCCATTGGAAACTGTCAAAGACTGCATTGATGCTTTTAAGAAGGCATACCCGAATGCCGAGTTTCGGATTTTGGGCAAACGTTTAAAAGGATCAGACCAAGCATCGGAAACTTTAAAAGGTGGAATGATCGGTTTGCTTTTCATGGCGTCTCTGGATCCGGAAACTGCAAAGTCCATTAAAGTTTTTTCAAACTATCCACTAACTCCAAAATATTGGAAAACAAACACAATGGGACTGACGCAAGCAGGAATGGGTTTTGACGGTTTCGGGACAAAAATTTCTCTTGATTTAAACGGTAGG